GACCACGACATACGATTGCCCGTCGTAAAACGGGATGTTCTTCTTGCGCATGTCGTCGCAAATCGCCCGCCAGTTCGTGCCGTTCAGGTTCGAGCTGGCCGTGGAAGTCGCGGTTCCGTTGGTTCCGATGTTCACGGAGTTGGAAAGCGAAGCCACGTAGGTTAAGTCCGAGGTCTTGAACTGCGCTCCCGCCACCGAGTCCAGAGTGATGGCCATGTCGTTCATCAGCGACTGGACGACGGAATTGTCCACGTCGAGTTCGGACAAAGCGACCAACTGGTTCGTGAAGGCGATAGCGTTCGCGTATTCCTGAATCGTGAGAGTCCCCTGATTGATGGTGAAGTTCGTTTCGGGGATCGTCGCGGTTTCAGTCAGACCGGAGGTGCTTGCGGCTGTCGCCACGGGCTGCAACTTGTCGAAATAGACTTTGTTGCCGCGTCGTGCGCCCTTGGCTCCCTTGATCTGCACGAACTGCCTGAACCTCTTGAGAGGCTGGGCCTTGATGCGAAGTTGCAGGGATAGCTCGTTGTTGGTGAAGAATCCACCAAGCGAGTTGGTGCCGAATAACTGAGTTGGCATGATACCCTCCTGCTGAAACTAGCGGCGGAGGCCCGTGTGCGAGCGTCTCTCTTCCGCTTTCAGCATCTGCATATGAGCGTCAAATGCGGCATCGGCAGTAAGCGGAGCCTTGGAGGGTTGTTCCGTTGCTGGTGATGGGGATGTGCTGCTGAGAAGCGGAGTTACCCGCGTCTCTGTCGTCAGAGCTTCCTTCGCTCCCTGCGCTCGGATTGCCCCGAGTGTTTGCCGGAAGTTTTCCGTGGCCTTTGCGAGCAAAAGCTGCGGGTTCTTGGCAAGTTCGGGATCGGCTTGGGAGAGACGGAATGACTCTGCTGCGACGAAAAACTCGTGTGGCGCGATGTCTGGATTTTCCTTGCGCCAATTCTCTGCGGCCTGCTGCGCCTGAAGTGCCGTCATGGTCTGTTCGGTGGCGCGTTGCTGGAACTCCTGAATCACCTTCTGCGGTTCCTTGACGAACCGTTCCAGAAAATCGGCCTTTTCCTTTTCAATCTCAGCGGCGGTCTTGGGAGGCGGAGGAGCGGATTCCTGTTTCTTTCGAAGTTCGGCTGCTTCCTGTGCCGTCTGGGTGATCTTCTTTTCCGCTTCCTGATAGGACTTCTCCAAATCCTCAACTGACTTGAATTTGCCCGCGTAGAGTTTGGGCGGTTCAACCACGGGAGCCGGGGGCGGTGGGGTCTGTGCTTCTGCAACTACCGCCTCCGGTTCCTTGGCCTCTGAGGAGGGCTTTGGTTTCGGCGTATCTTCATCGAAACGGCGGAACTGAAGATCGTTATTGGGTCTCAGCGCATCCGTGGATGTATCGCGCACCGAGCCATCGGAATTCTCGTCGGCCATCCGAGGTTTGACTACTACCGGCTGTACGGCGACTACCGGAGCTGGTGCGGGAGGTGCCGGAGGAGTATCGAGAGCCACGACCTGCCCTCTGTCGTCTTTGGCGTACAAGTCGCTAGTTGTGCCCGCTGGCATTCTGCTCCTGTTGCGGTACGGCGTTCTTCACAAAGGCATGGGAATCAATCCCGATGCGAGTCGGACGCCCCGCCAGTACCGAACTAGATATATCCGCGTTCCGCTCGGTTGTCAATATGAAGTCCTTCAGGAACCGCAGGGATTTCAGGTACATCTGGAACTGAAGCAATTCATCGGTCTTGGTGTTCTCAAGCTGGTTCTGCGCCCAGCGGATTTCCTTGTCCATCTGGGTCATAATCAGCTTGTAGCCGATGGAATCCTCGATCTCCCGGATGGCTCTGCCTCGTTCAACCCAACCCTGCAATTCCTCGTTCGGGCGTCCAAACCACTGCGAGCGGATGTACTGGTCTATTTTCACCCTTTGACCTTGTTCAGTCTTGGGTTGGCCTTATGCGCGGCCTTCGATGCGTTGCGGCTGGCACTAGCCAGAATAGCCCCGGCTGATTGTTTGGAATATCCTTCGCTTTGAATCTTGGATTGCACGGCGGCGAATCCGGGATGGTTCTGATTGTGAAGAACTCCCGCCTCATTCCGACCGTACAGGGACTTGCCGTAGACGGTGGATTCCAGACGGCCTTCTACCGTGCTGGTTCTGTCCGTCATCAACGGGTCTGCAACCCCGATTCTGAGGAACCCTTCATCCTGCCCCGCGCAGGGAAGAGGTGCGGTGCGTGGAGTCAGTTCGGCGTAAGGTCTAAGGCTGATTGGTTCAGATTCACCGGCCCCCTGCAACGCATGTAGAGCACCATGATACAGAGGTGCTGTTTGCTCCCCACGCGCATACTCGACGGTATGCGTAGTCATGGGGGTAGGTTCCATGCGGTCGCGGCCTTCTTCAGAACCTATCTCACCGGGAGGGAAAACCTCGTTGAACTCGAAGTTGTTGTCCTGTCCGCTGATCTGAAGATGTGTTCCGTCGTCGCCGGGAGTTATGCCTTCTTTCTCAGGGACGGAAACGATGGACTTGGTGATGTAACCGGGGACTCGCCTGCGCATAAAACCTCCTAGGACAAAGAACTCCCGTGCTTACCGGCCACTTCGCCTTCCAGTCCCGGACCTCTGAAAGCCTCACGCGCACACGCCTTGAATTCTTTGGGGACCTTGGTATTTTCTGCGAACTTCCTTGCGAGGCGGGCTTCGGGGGTTTCCTTGTCCATGTCGGGCAAAGAATCAAGATTGATCCTCGACGGCAAGCCGTCAGAGAGCTTGATCGGCTCCATGTCAGTCCTCCACGGCTTCGGTCAGTTCCGTGTACCGCTTGAGGGGAGGTGCTACTCCGGGATCGGCGGTGGTCTCCTGATAGCGGAGTGCGCCGTGCAGTTCGGGAGTGCGCGTCTCTTCCTCGCTGAACTGGCAAGTGTAGATTTCTCCGCCCATCTTGCCGTCCTCGACGCCCTTCTCGCCGGGTTCCTCCTCCTTGGCGGGAATTACCATTCTGCCCTGCGGGACTTCGTTGGCCATTCCTTCTTCGACTGGCATGTTGCCTCCTTACTGCGTAGGCGGCTGGCCTTGGGGCGGCTGCCCCATTCCGTGTTGCGCCATCGCAGCATCCAAAAGTTTCTGCAAGCTCTGCTGGTCGCCCTGATCGCGCTGGACGGCCATCTGTCCGTAAGCCTTGGCCTGCGCCTGATAGAAAGGATTTTGCTGTGCGAGCGCGGCCTGTCTTTGCTGTTCCTGCATGGCCTCGGCGTCCGGTGAAACAAGCTCCCAAGGATCGGGAAGGTGGTACGCCGTGAATATCCTACGCAAAAGGACGGGCAATTGCAATCCCGAACCCGTCAAAGCCTGCGGACCAAGCTGCGCGAAGGTCATCAGCAAATCCTTGTACTTCGAAAGATTCTGCTGATTCTCCAAAGCTCTTGAAAGTCCGTGCGCCACGAAATTGTACCTGCCCTGCGTTAGCGTGATTCTTTGCGCTTGGGGAAGACTGTCGAGAAATCCACCGATGGGACCGAGCAGCTCTGCCCAAGTCGGAGAAGTCGTGGCGTCAATGAATTGAAATGCGCGTGACCAAATCTTCTCCGCAACGAAGGTAAGGCATCCGTCCTCGATGCACTGCGCGATGTCGGAAAGCATGAGCGTGGATTGGAGCTGCGTCTGCTGGACTTCCGTCGCAGTTGTCTCGCCCTTCACATCCAAGATTCCCTGCGCCTGATCGGTAATGAAAGTCCCGCGCTGATATTCCTTGGACAGTTCCATCTGCATGTTGAACGATGCAGCGGAAAGTTGGGGGAACTGAACTCCCTGAACCGCGTTTGGACCGGAACCGGGACGCTTGTAGAAAACCTTTCCGGGCTGCACTCCGGTCTGCATGTCCCCTTCGGGATTTTCAAGAGCCGAGGCTTCCACTTCCATCATGGGAATGACTGAGAATTTTAGGTGGTCCTCCTGCATCTGCGCCAGACGGTCAACGCCGTCCTTCACGTGCATGTTCATTTCAAGCAAACCCTGACCGGGGAACCTTCCTGCCACTACAAGGGGAGAGAAAATCACGTAGGGAGGCAGTCCGTCCCAATAGGGATTGTCCTCCATCTTGATTATGGTCGTGCGATTGGCGATGATGATGTGCTTGTTCCGGGCCACGATTTCCTGCGTATGGGTATCAATCAGGTCGCCCCAGAATTCCCAGAGCAACGCCTGTTTCCGGTAATGCTCCGCAGGTATCATCCGCTTGTCGTAACGTGCAAAATCACGCGTATAGACCTGATCGGCGAAATACATCTGGTCCGCGATGCGGTCCACGTGCTCAAGTTCATCGGTGTTCTGGAATCCCTTTTGAGACTTCAGTTCATCCACATCCACAAGAGTTTCTTCGATCAGGAAATCAAAACGGTTGTTATCGCGGGTGCGTGGGCCGAACCACATATGGAACGGATCAATGGATTGGACGAAGAGCGTGCCTTCCTTGCGGGTTTTCTGGATCACGAATGGGCCGGTATCGTCTCCGCCTACAGACAAATCAATCTTGTTCTGATACATCCATCCGATCTTCAAAACCCCGAGTCCGATCACTCCCGCGAATTCCAGTGCGTCCCGGAACTGCGAGCGGAAGTGCCCGTTGTTGGCAAGAGCCAGAACGACTTTCTCGACAAGCGGGGCGGTTTTCTTCAGGTCTATGTAGGGATTGATTTCTCCGGCTTCCACGCTAACCCATTGCTGCGACTGCATCAAAAGGCGCATCACGTTGGCGACGTAGTTCTTTACCGCAGAATGAGCCTTTGCAAACATGAGCCGGGATTGCCACGGGGCTTTGTCATCGAAGTCCTGCTTGTTGCGGTATTGACCGTAGGTATCCAGCCATGTATTGCGAATAATGTATTCCCGCATGAAGGCTTCGTTGCGGTAGCGTTCGATCTGGGAGACGATTTCCGCATCGGACATTTTCCCGTCGCGGGTAGTTGATGCATTTGAATCGTCTGAGTGGGTCGTTCCTTCGTCTGAATCCCTTGCAGCCGGACCGGGACTATCCGGTCGTCCGGGCGGTATGCCGAAAGAAGAAACGAAGTTGGCGGCCATCAGAGTATCTGCGCCAGAACAAGGCCACGGCTGAAGGGAAATTCAACGAACTTGATTCTTGAGAACGCTTCGATCTCTTTCCACAGTTGCGGTGTCTGCGGATCAGGGACTCCGGGGGTGATGGTTCTTACTCTGGAAGTGTCGTGAAGGGCAACCATGTCGCCGGTCTTGAGCAACCCCCTGTCGAGGCAGATGGTTAGTTCCTGACACCGTAAAGGTATCATGGAATCGAACAAGGCAAAGTCAAATTTCTGGTCCGTAGTGGAAAGGAATTCCAAGGAGTTCTCGACCAGCACGTCCGCCCATTCATTCAGTGCGTTCACTCGTAGAAGTTCTCTGGCCCAATCAGCAACGCGAGGAACAACCTCAAGGCTAGTCAGGTGCCCGAGTTCGTTGCTTTTTAGGGCACGCGCAATGACACAGGTTCCCAGACCTCTGAAACTTCCCGTTTCAAGAACTCGCTCCGGTTTCAGGCAAAGGACCAAAGAGTGCAGGAGATGCAGATATTCTTCCTCCGTGCTCTGGGTATCCTCGGAATGGAAAAGCCAAGCTCTTTCCGCCTCGACATGGCAATGATTCAGCGTCTCCATTTTCAGGAGCATTCCAAATCCTTAGGTGAAACGATGTAGGTTCCCAGATGCCGGACGCTGACTCCCGCCAGTTTGTTGGCTGTCTGCGCGGCGATTTCAAGGCTCCCAAACTTGGCCCATTCCCAAACAAAAGCAGCCAGAAACACATCACCCGCTCCGGTCACGTCGTAAACCTGCTGCGGTTCGGTCGGAATCTTCTTACCGTCGAGAACACAGCCTTGATCTCCCATCTTTCTAATGACATGCTCGAATCTGCGGAAATCTCCGTTCACATGCTCGTTGTGATTGGGAAATACCGCAAAACCTGTTTTGTACCGGAGCAGGTCATTTTTGGCGTCAATGAAGATGGGAACCTTAAATTCTCCCGTAAGTCGCAATCCTATCTTCCCGGTGATGGCTCCCTTTCCGTAGTCGCTCACGATGATAGCTTCTGCTTCCTTGGCAAGGGGTTCGATGCGAGACCAGTATTCATCTTCCTTTACGACACGTTCTCTATCGCGGTCCAGTCTGCAAACAAGAGTACGGTCGGCGAAGAATCGGTATTTGTGGGATAGAGAACCAAAGCATTTTGTAATTTCATTCCCGCCGAGGGATTCAAGGTTAGCAGCAACCAGAGCAGCTCCTCCTCGCTCATGGTGGACTCTTTCGATGTGCAGAACTGGAGCGCACGCTTCCGGGCATAGGCGAGTCGCGGTGCAGTGGAAGTAGTGGTCAATGATTTCGTCCCCGATGACCAAAATCCTCATGCTCGGCCCGATGGTTCCATTCTCTCCACGTCTGCTTCATCGTGATTGGTGGATGTTTCAAGAATCACACAGATAGGAGCATAGCGAGGAAGCCTGAAACGGTGCCACGTCCCCGGAGGAATCCGCATCGAATCGCCGACATTCAAAAGATAATCTTGCAGTACGCCTTCTTCGTTTGCTATTTCCAGTCGGCACGAACCGTGCTCCACGGTGAAAGTTTCGTCCTTCTTCATATGACGGTGCAGAGAACATTTCCAACCGGGTTCGAGAAACAGCTTTTTTGAGCAGTATAGCTCATTGTTCACGAGCCATATTTCCATGCCCCATTCTTTAGGGACGTGCCGCACAAAGCCTCTCGATCATTGCGGTGGTAGACCAATCCTCGATTTTAGCGATGCTTTCAACCGTACCGCCCCACGATCTTACATCTTCCGCGCCGACGATAGAGTCAACTTCAACTCCGTTTCCCTTGACCAGAACATCAGGTTTGAGTTCCCGAATCAGTTTGAGGGGTGTATCTTCATCGAAGATATAAACCCGGCTCACGGAAATCAACTCCCTGAGCATGTTGGCCCGGTGTCTTTCGTAATAGATGGGGCGTCCCGGTCCCTTGAGTCTTGTTACGCTCGCATCGCTGTTGAGTCCCACGTAGAGAACGTCACCAAGCATGGCTGCGGCCTGAAGGAAATAGACGTGGCCGGGATGGAGAAGATCGAAGCATCCGTTGGTGAATACGGTTTTCATTGCTGCACCCTCGGAGGCATGGGAACCTGCGGCAAATCCCTCCACTGATGGCTGCGTCTGGGTTGCTGGCCGGGAGTTGCGTAACCCTTGACGGGTTTCTCGGTGACAGGTTTTGTCCTATAGCTCGGAATGGGCGGCTGATCCCTGAGTTGCACGGGCTGCCAAACGGAGGAGTTCGCAAAATATCTCAGAGGATCGTAGGCATGATCGGGGATTCCGGCTGCCCGGTCCTCGGTGAATTCCCGTTCACCTGTTAGGGGGTTTCTGACTTCCGCATGTCTTTGGGTCTGAATCTGCTCGATCAGGTTAGGACAGCGGGAGGAAATAAACAGACGTGGTGAACCCATCTTCCGTGTGACCGGGTTGGCGAGATCGGGATGAACGTGAAACAGTTCCTGAAGGTTGGCGATGGAAGCGGTCTCGTTGTTGTCCGCTTTCATCATGTAGAGTCCGCACTCCCTGTACTCTTGGGCAACGGTCGTAACGGCTGTACGTCTATCCCGAGTGCTTTCAAAGAAGATACTAGGGTCTGCATAGACTCCTCGGACAGAGTAGCGATTGTCCCGCATGAGCTTATTGATTGCAGAGGAATGTTCGTGAATGGTGATGGTTCTGGCAGGTGAAGATTGACGGTAATATTCAGAGGTGATGAAGTGGAAATTACCAGATGATGATGCGGAGAGAAGAAGACAAGTTGGCGCACTGAGTCCATAGTCGAACCACCCCCAGCAGGATTTAATATTCAACTGTTCCATGGGATCGAACACATCGGCGTTATAAACGTGTATCTCACGTTTGAAATCCGGGTGGATTTGCCCCTCGAAGATTTCCCGTGAACCGTAAAGCCATCTTCGTTTCCATGCGTCGGGCTTGCGCATGAGAGAATCCACATAACCCGGAGACACCTTGGCGAGGAGTTCCTGATTGATGAGAGTCGAACCAAAGAAATACGCCCTGGTTGGATAATCGTACCCAATGACATCGGGATGGAACCTGAAGTAAATCCAGTCATGCCCGTTGGGATTGCAGTCTCCCCAAATGTAGGCGGGACAGGCTTCCTCCCATTCCGGGAGATACCACCGTCCGATACGTGAATCGAGGAATTCCCACATCTCGGGAGCTATTTCTTCCGCCTGAGAAATAAACGCCCCGTTGATTTCCAGACCCCTAAGAGTCCCTTCGTCCATTTCATCGAGGTGGAACCAGAGAATCTCGGAACCATTCACCAGTGTCATGGACTCCTTCACGTCTCGTTTGATCCATGCGGAGGGGCAAACCTTGTCGAAGGTCTTTCGGGTGGTATTCATCAAATCCTTGTAGGTCTGTCTGGCTATGACCCATCTTGAACCGGGGAACTCCTGGGCCAAAATCAAAAGACGCATGACCCCGCCGGTGGTTTTTCCGTTGCCGATGCCACCATCAAAGATGGATTCCCGCTTGAAATTCCAGATGAAGTCGTGCTGGACGGGATTGGCTGGCTTGAACTCGATCTGCGGGTTTCTCGGCTTGGGTCCGCGTTTCACAGGGGGACGTTCGAAGGGACGGGCAAAGACTCGGTTTGCTGCTGTTCCAGTTGTTCGAGCAGATTCAGCAAGTCCTGCCTCGATAGCTTGTCTATTCCAATCGGAGCGTAAACGAGTGGGACGACGAAATCAACCACTCTACCGAGACCTTCAAGGGCCTTCAGGGTGTCGGGATGCTTGACGACGATGATGTCGCCGCGCTCAAGTTTGAGTTTGCTGATCCCCTGGAGCATTTGACTCGTTGAGAGCTGGTAGCGGTTTTTCCGTGACATCTATGATTTTCTCCCTTCGGCCCTTGAGCGCCTTCAGAAGTCCGGCAGTCTCGCCCATGTAGACGATGGTGGGCATGTTGACTGTGGTAACCGAGTTTTTCTGGGTAGTGGCGTCGGTCACTTCGCCCATGTTGGATAAAAGCAGTCTGGCAGCGGTGATGATGTCCCGGTCCTTGCCGTCCTTGATGACCTTCTTGAGCGCGAGACCTATGGTGATCCGGTTCACTCCTAGAAAGTCGGTAATCTCCCGAAAGCTCAAATCCTTGCATCGGTTCAGAATCTGGTTCCCCATCCGGTAGGCGGCGGATTTGGCGTAACCCGCAGCAAGGGCGCTTTCCAGAATCAGCCGTTTAGTCGAGGAAGTCTCCCCGTAGTACGCCTCAAGGAATGCGATCCGGCGATTATCGGTTCCCTCGGGCTTTTGCATGGCTCAACCTAACACAACCCTCCATGCCCATTCAATCACCGCAACCACCAAAAGCCCCGCGCCTGCGAAAAGAATCAGCCCGAACGCCACTATCGCAAACGACGCAAGCAGATCCCTTCCTCCCTCCGATGCCACCACCAGAAGGAACGCCACGAAAAGCAGGAATCCCCACATCATGTCCGCTCTCCCAAAACCGGCAGGCTCGCAAATCGCGATTTCTGCTCTTTTTTCAAAACCGGCACCATGTCCTTTTCGATGCCTCCGGTCTGTTCTCCCAAAAGCATACGCCTCACCCACGCGCTCACCGGCTCGAATCCCGCCTTACGCTTGATCTCCGCGTAATCCGATTCCTTCATCCTCACCCGCAGAATTATGTTCTTTTCCATGTCGCTACAAGTAGCACGGTGTAGGCCAGTTTGTCAATGGGAATGTGGTTACAAAGTGCTACGTGTGGCTTATTTTGGAGGAAAGAGAGCGTTTGGGCTAGTATGCCAGTCCCGCTTTCATGGCAGGAGTCACTCCGAGGGGTACGCCCGGTTGATCTGGTGGCAGGATGGTCAAGGCGAGCGGTCACATAACGTAACCACTTCTGCGAATAATTAATTATGTTTAAGCAAATGCGTTGCAGTCAATGGACTTAGATGCGATTGCACCATGATTCAGCAGTACCATAACCGAGTTCTGCATACTTGCGCCGATCTGTATGCATATTCAGTCGGGGTAGTTTCGTTACCATTCGTGGTAATCATGACACAACACAACATAATTCGCTCGATGGCACTTTTGCTCATTCGAGATACTCAAACCGCCAGACTATTGCACTTATGGCCTACGAATGGTCGGAATCAAGATGTAACGTTTCGTAACCGATTGTGTGGGAGACTACATAGTTTGGGAGATTTCGTTACATCCGACTGAATGATCGGTGATGCTTTGTAGGTCTGACTGCATTTAGTGCTTGACATCTGTGGCGCATTGTCCTACAGTGAGTGAGTCACTGGGCGCTAGCCCAAAACGACGTGACATTGGAGGCAATATGCGAAAGTTCTACGATTGGGATTTGACGCCGCTGACGGGCGAGACTTTGACGCTTACGCAGTGCGACGAGCGGACGCCACAGGGCGAGTTCTTTACGCGCTACATCCTGCACTCGCCGATTAAGGGAGTTTTGCTCAATATCAAGATCAGCGATTCGATCAATCACAGCTTCATCGCTTGGTAACACGCTGTAGAGTTTAGCACTTCCGGCCATGAAGTCAACGCCTAACGAGCGAAAGGGAGACCGAAAATGATTACAGTCTTTGCAGCAGAGCAGCGCGGTGGAATTATCACCATGGCCACGGATAGGGATTGCCTACCTGCCGACTGCATCCGTACCAGCACGCGAGTGTTCCCGGATTACGACAGCATCCTTGAAACAGCGGAGATGTACTGGAATCGCGGTTTCCAAGTGTACGTCAACACGGAATATGGCAACGCTGACTATGAGCACTAAAACTCTTTCAATGACTGAGTTCCAAGCGAAACTTGTGGCGCTCATTCGCAAAACCGAGACTGCGAAAGAGTGGTATCCGCCGTCCACTACCGCACTAGCCTATTGGTCAAAGTCAAATCGCTTGGCCGTCTCATCGGCAATGCGCTCGCTAGAAAAGCGCGGCCTAGCGGGATACTTTCGAAGTGATGATAGCCAATGGGCAGCTCAAGTTTGGTACCTCAAGGGAGAATTAGCCAAGCCCAAGGTCTCCGCGTAGCTAGCCTCCTCTAGCTTGCAGGGCGTTGCGGTTCGTTACCGCTCAATGGGGAGATACGCAAGTCTCCCCCATTATGGGTAGTGGGCTACTTTGACCAGCAGACCCCCTAGACCGCAAAACAGGTCCATGACATACTGCGGTTATGCCAAAGCGGATTAGCAAATCCAAAAAGAAGAGACGACCGCAGGAACCGGACGTGAACCAACTCGCATACCGCTTAGTCCAAGAATCTACGGCAGAGCCGCCTACCGAGGCTGCCTTGACCAAAACACAGATTTCGCAATTGATGGCCCAGATGGGCAGGAAGGGCGGCAAGATAGGTAGCAAACGTCGCCT